GGAAAAGCTGGACATGATCTATCATGTGCTGCACGACAAGCAGTGAATGAATGACGAATGACCTGTGAAGGAGAATAGCCGAATGATGAAAGCATGGAATGTACGTGACCAGCCCAAAGAAGCATTGGAAGGAATACTCACACAAAAATACAAAGAAATTAATGCCAATTACAAAATGCTTAGAAAAGTGTCAAACATAGACGATGCCAAAAAGCTGGTAAACGAAATTTGGCAAATAAAAAGCTTTGTAAACGAAATCGAGATAGAACTGATGAGAAGGGAGTACAACAATGGGACGACATCGTAAAGTAATGAGCGGCGCAAAAGACCGCCGCGTGTTCAACGTAACCGCACGAAAAACCAAAACCATCAACCTCAGTCAAAAGCCTATGCGCGGCGGCATCCGGCTGTAAAAGAAAGGAAAGTGGATATCATGAAGCATGAATATTTTGGCCTATGGGATGACGTAGCAAAGTGCTATGCATGGGTAGGCGAGAGCAAGAATAGTGCAACCTTTGCACGTATGTGCAACGTAATGGCGAAGGATGAAAAAACGTTTGTTGGGCAGGGGCCCGGCGACTACACCGGCTATAAGCTGGCAGTGTTTGAAGACGAGCTAGGCACGTTCACGAACGGCAAGGAGAAGGTATGGGAGGGCAAACCGCATGAATAAACGATACGAAGAAGGGCGAGAGCCCTTCTTTTCTAAATCAGGAGAAAAACTTCGAAAACAGTACGTTTGGACGAAGGACGAAAAAGGAGAAGAAACACTACAAGAAACTGCACCAATCGATATCCAACAGGAGATTGAAAGCTATGCGGATGAATGTGATATCAAAAACATTGTCCGAAAAGCAAGTTTTGACCCGCAGTTTCTAAATAGCCTGTCAGAAGGAGCATTAAACGGTACATACACGGATATTACGGAATTCCCGCAAAACATCCATGAGTATCACCGCATGGTGGCGACCGCACAGGTAAACGCCATGAAACTAGAGGAGCTGCAAAAAAAGGCAGCAGAAAAACCAGCGGCAGAACCTGAAACAAAGGAGGAGGAAAAGTGAATAGAAACAATGAAAGACACTTTAATGAAATCCCGGAAATGAAAGCAAGCCGGACGCGGTTTAACCGAGACCAGACGATCTTAACAACATTCGATTCTGGCAAGCTGATTCCATTTTATGTTGACGAGGTATTACCGGGCGATACCTTCAGCGTGAATACTTCAGCTATTATCCGCATGAGCACACCGAAGTACCCGGTAATGGATGATGCATTCATTGACTTCTACTACTTCTACTGTCCTAATAGAATTCTGTGGGACAACTTTAAGCACTTCATGGGAGAAGTAGAAGCAACACCATGGATGCCAAAAAAAGAATACGCAACGCCAAAAATCGTAATCAACGGAACGGATAGCAAACCAAAACCAGACGAAAGATCCATACTAGACTATATGGGAGTACCAACCAAGATCAAAAAATCGTTTACGATTAACGCACTGCCCGTGAGAGCGTACGTAAAAATCTGGAATGAATTTTTCAGAGACGAAAACGTAAATAACGAAGCAGTGCTAAAAACAGACGATAGCAACGTGTTGTACGAATTTGGAAATGAAACTTGGGTGCAAGAAGCAGACAACAACGCGTACAAAGGCGGAAATCTGTTGCCGGTAAACAAGTTCCATGACTACTTCACAAGCTGTCTGCCGCAGCCTCAGCGCGGGCCGGAAGTTACGCTGCCAATGCAAGGCAATGCAAGAATTTCCGGATACACAAACGATAAATTTAACGAAAAAGCACCACTATATGCAAACAGCTTTTTTGACGGAAGCACAAACCCGAGCAACGTCAAGGACAGACTGTATGCAATCGCGGAAGATGGAAACACCGGATCAGCATACTTAGCCATCGGAGACGATACTGACACGACACATAATGTAGTATACCTAGGTGCAGACCTTAGCAGTGTAGCAGCAGCAACCATCAACGACTTACGAAAGGCCGTAGCAGTGCAGCAGTACTATGAGGCACTGGCACGCGGCGGCACTCGTTACCGCGAACAGGTACAAGCACTATGGGACGTGGTTATCAGTGATAAAACCGTACAGGTGCCGGAATACCTCGGCGGCGGCAGATACCATGTAAACATTAACCAAATCGTGCAGACCAGCGGACAGCAGAGCCAAGATGACACGCCTATTGGTGAAACTGGTGCAATGTCAGTAACACCAATCAATGAAAGCAGTTTTGCCAAATCGTTTGAAGAGCACGGTTTTGTGATCGGTGTATGTTGTGTACGACACAATCGCAGCTATCAGCAAGGACTTGAACGCTTCTGGAGCAGAAGTGACAGACTTGACTACTACGTACCGCAGTTTGCAAACATAGGCGAGCAGCCTGTCAAAAAGAAAGAAATCATGTTAACCGGCAATGCAACAGATGAAGAAACCTTCGGGTATCAAGAAGCATGGGCAGACTACAGAATGAAGCCAAACCGGGTATCTGGCCTCATGAGAAGCAACGCAACAGGAACGCTGGACTTCTGGCATTATGCTGACAACTATTCAAACGTACCAACGCTGTCACAGGACTGGATGGAAGAAGGAAAAATCGAAATTGCGCGCACGCTCATCGTGCAAAATGAACCCCAATTTTTCGGAGCAATCCGCGTAGCAAACAAAACCACAAGGCGGATGCCGCTGTACAGTGTGCCGGGCCTGTACAAACTGTAAGAAAGGAGGAAGCCCGGAGAAATCCGGGCTATTTTTAAATGGGAGCGTTATCAGGATTCTTAACAGCACTAAACGTAGCAGGAAACGTAGCAAATACAATCGGAACATTCGCCGGAGCAGCAAAAAACATTGCCGGAGCATTTGGCGGATACGGACAAGAAGGTAACAGCCAAAGCCAGGGCGGAAGTATAAGCCAGGGCGGCGGGCACTCAGAAAGCGGAAGCCAATCAGGCACAAACGTTCAACAAGTAAACGACTGGCTAAAGCAAGCATACGCATACCAAGGGCAAGAGGCAGCCATGCAAGGTAAATACAACAGTCAGAGTATGCTTAAACAGATGGGTTACAACACCTTACAAGCAATCATGCAAGGCGTATACAACCACATTGAAAACAGCGTAGCAATGAACTACAACAGTGCAGAAGCACTAGCAAACCGTGAATGGCAAGAACACATGTCAAGCACAGCATACCAGCGTGCAGTTGAAGATATGAAAAAAGCAGGACTTAACCCAATCTTGGCTTTTTCAAACGGTGGAGCAAGCACGCCGGGAGGATCAGCAGGAACAATCAGCGGTGCGAGCATGGGACTTGCAAGCAGCAGCGCGCTAGGGGTAAGCAGAAGCGGTGGATTTGTACCGAATGCATACTCAAGCTCAAGTTGGAGTACAAGTGACTGGTACAATGCTGCGCAAAGCTGGCAGCAAATGCTCAGTACAACACACATGACACCATACGGACTGCAAAAGGCACTTACAGAAGTAGGAAACAACACAAACAAGGCCATTACGGATGCAACAGCAAAGGCGGAAAAAGGCACAGAACAAAGTAGAAGCATAAAACCACAAGACAAAACAGGAAGCTACGGAGAAAAGCGAAAGCCGGGTGATTATTTGAAATGAGTTGCTACAAGCCATTAATAAGGCTGTACAACCCGAACGATAAAAGCATTAGCGGGAGGGTGTATTCACTCTCCCGCTTTTCTGAAATATGCGGGAAACAGCTCAAATATGAAGATTTGATGTATAGAAAAGATGTCATGTTGATACCATGCGGGCAGTGTATCGGATGCAGAATCAGACAGAGGGAGGACTGGACAACACGAATAGAATTAGAAGCACGAGACTATCCAAGAGAGGAAGTTTGGTTTATCACATTAACTTATGATGATGATCATGTACCGGGCATGATAGTAAACACAGGCGAAATCATGCGAAAAGTACAATACGTCTGGAAGCCGGGAGAGAAGCGCCCTGAAAGCGTCCAAACATTGCTATATACTGACGTTCAAAAACTCATAAAACGCCTCAGAAAGGCTTACAGGGGCAAATTACGCTATTTTGTGGCGGGAGAATACGGAGAACAGACAGCAAGGCCGCATTATCATATGATACTGTATGGATGGCGACCAACGGATCTAAAGCACCTGTACAAGATACAACACAACGGATATTTCACAAGTAAATGGCTTGAAGACCTATGGGGCATGGGTCAAATACAGATAGCACAAGCAGCACCGGAGACTTATAGATATGTTGCGGGATACGTCACGAAAAAAATGTACGAAATTGACGGTCAAAAAGCAAACGTATACTACGATCTAGGACAGCAAAAACCTTTTGCATGTATGAGCCTTAAACCAGGCCTAGGAGATCGCTACTATCAAGAACACAAAGCGAAAATCTGGAAGCAAGGGTATATCCAATGCACAAACGGCAAACGCGCACAAATTCCACGCTATTATGAAAAAATGATGGAAGCTGAAAACCCACAAAGATTGTGGCGAATTAAACAAAACAGACAAGCAGCAGTGATCGCAGAAAACCGACTAAAGTACGAAAACACAGACTTTGCAGAACAGTGCAAAACGAAAGAGAGAGTAATAAAGAAGCAGCTGAAGAAGAGAGGGACACTTTAAAAGTGTCGTGGTGTCACCTAGCCCAGTACCTATCAAGTAAGGTACTGGGCTATTATCGTTAAAGACTCCATGTATCAGTCTATTCAGTCTATCAAGTAAATATATCTTTACTGCGCGTACGCACGCGCGCGAAGCGCGCACGCGCGCACGCGCAGCTCTTAGGCGCTATAGTTCGCAAGCTCACAAGCGCCAAATAATATATAACTTGTTGTAGTAGTAGTAGTAGGCAATGTGGAAAAGTTGAAAAGTACTAAAATTTAACGTTAAAGCGTAAATAAAAAGCAAAAAAGAATGTTGAAAGTTTTGTTGAAAACTTGTTGAAATGTTGAAAGTTCGTCAAAATGACGAAAAGTATTGTGCAACATTTTGTGGAAAACCTGTTGAAAGTGTTGAAAGTGTTGAAAACGCGCACAGCGCTAAAAAGGAAAGGATTAGCCGAGCTCCGCATACGCTACGCACGGCAAGGCGCTAAAGCGCCATCAAAACAAAGGAGCAAAACCGAGTTGCAAAAAAAGGTTACGAATATATTACAAAACAGCAAGATCATTGAAAAAACCTATTGACAAGTAGTATAATAGAATCAGAAAAAGAAAGAGAGGTAAACGCCATAAAAGAGTACAAGTTCTTAGTAAGAGTGTATTTCAATTTTTAATTTTTGAGGAATTGACAAGAATGATTAAATGCTATATCATGGACACAGACGCAAACGAAAAAGTAGGGCAGCACTTCAAAGTAAAGGAATTCGCTTGCCAGGACGGGTCACAGGTAGTTTTTATAGATAGTTACCTGGTATCTATCCTAGACGTACTCAGAAACCATGTTGGAAAGCCCGTAATCATCAACAGCGGATACCGGACACCAACAAGGAATAAAGCAGTAGGCGGTGCAAAGTACTCATACCATATGCGAGGAA